CCTCCTTGGGGGAGGCGCTGGATAGCGCGTCGCCCCGCCGAATTGAACCCAGAATCGGAGCGCCCATGACGCCGCTTGCCCTGACCCCGCCGGCAATCGAGCCGGTTTCGCTATCCGAAGCCAGGTTGTTCCTGCGCCTCGACCAGACCGAGGAGGACGGCCTGCTCGGCACGCTGATCACCGCCGCCAGACTGATGGTGGAGGCGGCGTCGGGCCGTTTCCTGATCGACCAGAGCTGGCGTGTCGTGCTCGACCGCTGGCCCGATGGCGGCGAGATCCGCCTGCCGCTGTCGCCGGTCGGTTCCGTCACCGCAGCGCGGGTCTATGACGCGCTTGGCGAGGCGCAGCCGGTCGCGACCGCAGCCCTGCAGCTCGACAGGTCGGCCGACCCGCCGCTGATCCGGATCGCCGGCGAAGTCCCCGAGATCGGCCGGGCGCATGGCGCGATCGAGATCGATGTCGTCGCGGGTTATGGCGCGACGGCTTCCGCCGTCCCCGCCCTGCTACGGCAGGCGGTGCTGCGGCTCGCGGCGCGCTGGTTCGAGCAGCGCGGCGACGTCGTCGGCCGCGATGCCGGGGCGCTGCCGGCCGAGATCATGGCGCTGGTCGCGCCGTTCCGTCGCGCGAGGCTCTAGCCATGGCGGGAGCGGATCGGAAGGGCGGGGCTGTCGGCGCGCTGCGCCGCCGGCTGGTGCTGGAGGCGCCGGTCTCCACGCCGGACGGCCTCGGCGGCGCGACGCAAGGCTTCGAAACCGTAGCGGCGCTCTGGGGCCAGGTCGAATGGCTCGCCGGCGGCGAGCATTGGCGGATGGGACGGCCCGAGCAGGTCGCGACGCATCGCGTGACTCTGCGCTGGCGCGCCGGTGTCGATGCCGGGCAGCGCCTGCGCGACGGCGAGCGCATCTTCGACATCCGGGCCGTCGCCGATCCCGACGACGGACGGCGTCGGCTGTTTTGCCTGGTCGAGGAGATCAAGCCATGAGCGACCCAATTCTCGCCCTGCGCGGCGCGATCCAGGCGCATCTCGCTGCGGATGCGGCGCTCGCCGCTCTGATCGGGCCCGGCCGGGTCCATGACGAGGCGCCGCGCGCCGCCAGCGGCGTCTATGTCGTCCATGGCGACGTCGAGGCGCGGGACTGGTCGACCGGCAGCGGCGGCGGCTGCGAGCAGGATGTCGCGCTCCTCGTCTGGGCCGGAGAGAGCAGGTCGTCGCGCCACGCGCTGGAGGCTGCCGCGCGGATCGTGACGGCGCTGGACGAGTCGGCGCTGACGCTCGAGGGGCACGCGCTGATCAATCTGAGATGGCAGTCCAGCCGACTGGCGCGCGACGCCAGGACTGGCCTCGCCTTCGTCACCATCCGCTTTCGCGCGGTGACGGAACCGTTTTGACCTCTTGGGACAAGGAGACGCCGATGTCGGCACAGAAGGGCAAGGATCTGCTGCTCAAGGCAGCGGATATGGGCGGGGCCTTCGTCACCGTCGCGGGACTGCGCGCCCGCCAGATCGCGTTCAATACCGAGGCCGTCGACGTGACTCATTCGGAATCGGCCGGCCGCTGGCGCGAATTGCTGGCCGGGGCTGGTGTGCGGCGCGCCAGCATCAGCGGCGCGGGCATCTTCAAGGATGAAAGCTCCGACGAGCTGGTGCGCCAGATCTTCTTCGAGGGCGCGATCCGCGACTGGCAGGTCGTCGTTCCGGATTTCGGCACGATCGCAGGGCCGTTCCAGCTCTCGAGCCTGGAATATCGCGGCGACCATGCCGGCGAGGTCACCTTCGACCTCTCGCTGGAATCCGCCGGCCAGCTCGCCTTCACGCTGCTCTGAGGAGGCGCGCATGATCAACCGCCATCGCGGCGAGGCCGCACTCATGGTCGAGGGCGAGGCCCTGCCGATGCGCCTGACGCTGGGCGCTCTCGCCGAACTCGAACACGCCTTCGCGGTCGACAGCCTGCCGGCGCTGGGCGAGCGCTTCATCGGCGGCAGGCTCTCGGCCCGCGACGTCACGCGCATCCTCGCCGCGGGCCTGCGCGGCGCCGGCAGCACGATCAGCGAGGACCAGGTCGCGGGGCTCGCCTTCGACGGCGGCCTGAACGGCGCGATCAGGGCGGCGATCGGCCTGCTGGAGGCGACCTTCGCCGATCCCTCGGAGAGCGCACCGCCGCGCCCTCCGCAGCCGCCGGCGGCTTGATGCAGCCGGCGGCGGCAGTGCCGTTCCCATGGCGCGAGGTCATGGCTTTCGGGCTCGGCCGGCTCGGCTGGGCGCCGGACCAGTTCTGGAAGGCGACACCGCGCGAGATCGGCGCGGCGCTCCGCGCCCATCAGCAGGCTCCGGCCATGGCGGCGACGCAGCGCACGGCTCTGCACGCACTGATGGCCGCGCATCCCGACATCTGACGATCTCGCCCCCGTTCTCGAAAAGGCAGCCTGGACCATGGCCGATGACGACATCGACAATGCGTCGCGGATCTCCGATCTGCGCGCGCTGAGTGCCCTGACTCAAAATCTCAGCAAATCTTCCGAAGCGTTTGGAAGATCGATCACCAACGCCTTTGCCAAGGGCGTCCTTGAGGGCAAGCGCTTCGAGGATGTCCTGCGCAGCGTCGGCAAGTCGATGACCGAGAGCCTGCTCAAAACGGCGCTGAAACCGTTGCAGACTGGATTGTCGAGCCTGCTCGGCACCGGCTTGAAAAGCCTCACCGGCCTCTTCACCGGCGGCGGCTTTGGGTCGTTCGGAGCGGCCCCGACGATCGCGCCCTTCGCCGATGGCGGGGTGATCGCCTCGCCCGCCTATTTCCCGCTGGGACGGGGGCTCGGCCTGATGGGCGAGCGCGGCGCGGAGGCGATCATGCCGCTCTCGCGCGGACCCGACGGCAAGCTCGGCGTGCGCGCCGGGGGCGAGGGACGCCGCCCGCTCAGCGTCACCGTCCAGGTTTCGACGCCCGATGCCGACAGCTTCCGCCGCTCGGAGGCGCAGGTCTCCGCCGCGATCGCACGGGCCGTGGCCCGCGGCCATCGCGCGCTGTGAACGGCCATGGCGCACTCATCCGCAGCCAGGGGGCAGAGGCGATGACCGATTTCCATGAGATCCGCTTTCCGTTCGAGATCGCGCGCGGCGCGCGCGGCGGGCCCGAGCGGCTGACGCAGATCGTGACGCTCGCCTCGGGCCGCGAGGTCCGCAACAGCCGCTGGGCGCATTCGCGTCGGCGCTACGATGCCGGCTTCGGCGTGCGCACGCTCGATGCGCTCGCCGCCGCGGTCGCCTTCTTCGAGGAGCGGCGCGGCAGGCTCTACGGCTTCCGCTGGCGCGACCGGCTCGACTGGAAGAGCTGCCCGCCTTCGCAGACACCGGCCGCGACCGACCAGGCGATAGGCGTCGGCGACGGCGTCACGGCGAGCTTCCAGCTCTGCAAGGACTACGGCACGGGCATCGCGACCTACCGTCGCCCGATCACCAAGCCATGGCAGGGAGAGGTTCTCGTCGCAGTCGATGGCATTGCCCAGTCGCAGCCCGACGCCGTCTCCTGCGACGCCACGACAGGGCTCGTGACCTTCGCCGCAGGCCATGTGCCGCCGCCCGACGCCGTCGTCACGGCGGGTTTCCTCTTCGATGTGCCGGTGCGCTTCGACATGGATGCGATCGAGGTCGATCTCTCCGCCTTCGAGGCCGGCGAAATCCCGCGAATCCCGATCGCCGAGATCATGCCCTGAAGGTCCTGGACCATGCGCGACATCCCTTCCGCTCTCGCCGCCCATCTCGAAGCGGGCGCGACGACCCTCTGCCGCTGCTGGAGCCTGACCCGCCGCGACGGGTTCGTGCTCGGCTTCACCGATCATGACCGGCCGCTGGCCTTCGACGGCGTCACCTATGCGGCGACGATCGGGCTGGAGGCGGCCGAGACCGCCGCGGAACTCGGCTTCGCCGTCGGGGGCGGCGAGGTCTCGGGCGCCTTCGCCGCGATCGGGCTGAACGAGACCGATCTGGCACGCGGCCTCTATGACGATGCGCGCGTCTCGATCTGGCTGGTCAACTGGGCCGATGTCTCGCAGCGTCTCCTGCTGGAGACCGGCTTCATCGGCGAGATCAGCCGCGGCGATCTCGCCTTCACCGCCGAGGTGAGGGGCGTGGCCAAGGCCTTCGACGAGGAGCGCGGCCGGCTCTACATGCGCTCCTGCTCGGCCGATCTCGGCGATGCGCGTTGCGGCGTGACGCTGACATCGACCGAGGCGACGGTCGCGACCAGCGACGGCCGCCTCGGGCTGACCGCATCGGGGCTCGGCGCCTATCCGGACGGGCATTTCAGCAGCGGCCGCCTCGTCTTCACCAGCGGCGGCAATGCTGGGTTCGTGACGGAGGTGAAGCGCCACGCTGCGGGCGGCGGTCTCGTCGCGCTCCAGCTCTGGCAGCCGCCTTCCGGCCCGATCGTGCCGGGCGACGCCTTCACCGTGACCCCGGGCTGCGACAAGAGCTTCGCCACCTGCCGGGCGAAGTTTGGAAATGGCATCAATTTCCGGGGCTTCCCGCACATTCCCGGTAACGACTTCATCATCGGCGGCGTCAGGCCGGGCGACGGCGCGCTCGACGGCGGGAGCCTGTTCCGATGAGCGCTCCCGTCACGCGCTCCGACATCGTCGAGGCCGCACGGCTCTGGCTCGGCACGCCCTACCATCATCAGGCCTCGCTGCACGGTGTCGGCTGCGACTGCCTCGGGCTGGTGCGCGGCGTCTGGCGCGATCTGTACGGAGCCGAGCCGGAGCCGCCGCCACCCTATTCGCCCGGCTGGGCCGAAAGCCTGGGCCAGGAGACGCTCGCGGCCGCGGCATTGCGCCATCTGCGAACCGTCGCGCGCGGCGCGGAGCGGCCCGGCGACGTGCTGCTGTTCCGCTGGCGCGCGCATCTTCCGGCGAAGCACTGCGCCATCCTGAGCGCGCCCGACCGGATCATCCACGCGCATGACGGGGCGGCTGTCAGCGAGGTCGCCTTCACGCCGTGGTGGCGGCGGCATCTGAGCCGCGCCTTTTCCTTTCCGGAGGTGACAGACTGATGGCGACGCTTCTTCTCCAGGTCGCCGGCTCCGCGCTCGGCACGGCGCTCGGTGGTCCGATCGGCGGCATGATCGGCCAGGCGATCGGCGGCATCGCCGGGGCTGGGATCGATCAGGCGCTGCTCGGCGACGGCGCTGGCAACCGTATCGTCGAAGGGCCACGCCTCAAGGAGGTCAGCGGGCTGGCCTCGACAGAGGGCGCCGCGATCCCGCGCGTCTATGGCCGTGTCAGGCTCGGCGGGCAGTTGATCTGGGCGACGCGCTTCGAGGAGGAGATCACGCTCACGGTCACGCGCAGCAAGAGCGGCGGCAAGGGCGGCAGGTCGCAGAAAACGTACGAGACGACCTACAGCTACTACGCCAATCTCGCCATCGGCCTGTGCGAGGGAC